AGAGAAGATATTTATGACGAAAAATATGACGAGGCGGAAAGAGTAATCAATGGATACTTTGACCCAGAAGGCTATAAGGATGAACACTTTATAGCTTTTGTTTATGAAATAGATAAGCGAGAGGAGTGGACGGATCCTAAGATGTGGCCCAAAGCTAATCCTGGACTCGGTACCATCAAGAATCAGAAGACTCTTGCTGCAAAAGTAGCTAAGGCAAAAGAGAATCCAATGCTTGTTAAAAATCTTGTCTGTAAAGAATTCAATATTCGTGAGACTTCAACTGAGACATGGTTAACATTTGAGCAGTTAAACAATACTGAGAAGTTTGATGTTATTGAACTTAAACCAAGATATGGAGTTGGTGGTGTGGACTTATCAAGTACTACAGATCTCACTGCTGCTAAGTTAATTTTTATGGTACCAAACGATCCTAAAATATATGTATTGCAGATGTATTGGATACCTGAGGATCTTCTGGAGAAACGAGCAAAAGAAGATAAAATTCCTTATGATTTATGGTATGAAGAAGGACTTTTGAGAACAACACCAGGTAATTCAGTCCATCCTAAGTATGTGACCGAATGGTTTCTAGAAATGCGTGAGATGCATGATATATATATGCCGTGGTTCGGTTATGATGCATGGGCTGCTAGTTACTGGGTGGATGAAATGAAAGGTGCTTTTGGTAAAAACTCAGAGGTGAAGATAAGACAAACAAAGCAAACTCTTTCAGGTCCAATGAAGCAACTTGGAGCAGACCTTGAAAGCAATCTCATAATTTACAATAACAATCCAATTGATAAATGGTGTCTAGCTAATACAAAAGCTGATATAGACAAGAATGGATTTATACAGCCATCAAAGACATCTAATCAACGCAAACGTATTGATGGTACTGCTGCACTTCTAAATGCATTTGCAGTACTTCAAGAAAAAAAGATGGAATATGAAATGATGATATAGAGGGGAGGTGAGACTTTGGGATTACTTAGTAAGTTTTTTAATAAAGATAATAAGAATAGAGGTGTAACGCTTAAACTCATATCAGAGAGAGGTTCGGGCTTCTATGCTTTTGATGGAAAATTATATAAGTCAGATGTAATCAGGGCATGCATAAGGCCGAAAGTTCATGCCATGGGTAAACTGGATGCTAAACATATTAGACGCTCTCAAGAGGGGCTAAAAGAGTTTCCAGAACCATATATGAAAATGCTTTTACAAGAGCCTAATCCATATATGACAGGACAATTGCTACAAGAAAAAATTGGTTCACAATTAGCTCTTAATCATAATTCATTTACTTTGATTGTTCGTGATGAGAATGGCTTACCAATGCAATTGTATCCTATACCTGCTGTTACAGCTCAAGCAATATACAAAGGTACAGATATTTATATCAAGTTTATGTTGAGAAACGGTAAGACGAATACTTTTGATTATAGAGACATCATTCATCTTAGAGATGATTTTAACAATGGAGATATTTTTGGTGATTCACCAGCAGAAGCATTATTACCATTGATGGAAGTTATATCATATACAGATCAGGGAATTGTAAAAGCCATTAAAAACAGCAATGTTATTCAATGGCTTTTAAAATTGGCAACTTCTACGAGACCTGAAGATAGAAAGAAACAGGCTGATGAGTTTGTGAAGAGTTACTTGGATGTTGAATCTGATGGAACAGCAGCTGCGGCTATTGATCCAACAATTGATGCACAGCAAATAGAACCTAAAAACTATGTGCCGAATGCATCGATTATGGATAGAACTATGACCAGAGTTTATAACTTCTTTAACACAAACGAGAAAATTGTACAAAGTAAGTTTTCAGAAGATGATTGGATTGCATATTATGAGGCTGTAATTGAGCGTGAAGCTAAACAATTATCAGGTGAATTTTCTAGGAAGTTGTTTTCTAGAAAGCAAAGATCCTTTGGTAATGAAATAGTGTTCTCTGGTAGTAGTCTTCAGTTTGCATCAATGCAGACTAAGCTAGGATTAGTATCAATGGTTGATAGAGGCGCCATGAAGCCAAATGAATGGCGTGAAATTATGAATATGGGACCAATTGAAGGTGGAGATAAGCCTATCAGAAGATTAGATACTGCTGTTGTTAATCAGCTAAAAGCTCAGATTAATAATATGATTAATGAAGCTCTTGGGGGTGAGAATAAATAATGTTTTGGAACTTTATTGAAAAGGATGATGAAATAGAACTTAGAATCGATGGTGATATCGTTGATGATGGTGATGTTTGGATCTATGAATGGTTAGGAGAAATGTGTTCAGCACCTAATAAGTTTAGAAATGAACTGAAAAAGTACTCAGGCAGAAACTTAACAGTTTGGATTGATTCTTATGGAGGTAATGTATTTGCTGGTGCAGGTATTTATAATGCCTTAGTGAATCATAAGGGCAAAGTTACTGTAAAAGTTGATGGTAAAGCCATGTCAATTGCTGCAACAATCGCAATGGCAGCTGATGAAGTGTTAATGTCTCCTGTTGGAGTAATGATGATACATAATCCATGGTCACAAGTCAGTGGTGATATGCATGAAATGAGAAAGATGGCTGATGTACTAGATACAATCAAGGAATCAATCATAAATGCATTTGTCATAAAGACTGGAAAAACAGAAGAAGAGATATCATCAATGATGGATGATGATACTTGGATGTCTTCAAATGTTGCGGTTAAAGAAGGTTTTGCAGATGGTGTTATACAATCGGATCCTGAAGTCTTTAACTCATATCCAGGTATTGTGTTCAACAGAGTAGATGTTTTGAGTAAAAGTAATCAGGCGATTGAGAAGTTTATGAGTTTAGAGCGCTCAAATAGAGCTTTAAATAATGCACAGTTATGTTTAATGAAAATGAAGGGAGAACAGAATGAACAGAGAACAATATTTGAATAAGAGAAAGGAATTATTGAACCAAGCTGAGAAAGCTCTAGAGGAGCAAAACTTAGATTTGTTCAATGAGAAAAAGCAAGAGATTGAAGATCTTGATAAGTCTTTTGAAGCTTTTGCAGAAGCATCTGCAAATATGAACGCTCTGCAACAAAGTGTATTACCTCAAAGCATCGTCAACATGATGAACAACGAAGAGGTGGTAAATACAGTTGCAGTTGAACTAACAAATGATGATGAGGCGTATAAGAATGCCTGGGCTAAGATGATGATGGGTAACAAACTTGATCAGAATGAGATGGAGATTATGGATAGATTCAATCCTAAAAATGCCACTCAAACTGGAGAGACTCATGCTGTTATCATCCCTGAAACTGTATCAAATGATATCTGGAAAGAAGCTGCTGAGATGTACCCAATCTTAGATGATCTTGATATGACTTTTGTACCAGGTGATTTAACGCTTCTTAAAGAAACTAACTCAGGTACTGATGCTGATTGGTATGATGAAGCTACTGAAGCAGCAGATGGAGAGTTTGGTATTGGTGAAATCAATTTAACTGGTTGTGAGTTAATCAAACTTATTCCAATTTCTTGGAAGCTTAAGAAGATGTCAATTGACAAGTTTATTCCATACATCACTAAGTTATTAGGTGAAAAGATGGGTGCTGCACTTGCAAAAGCAGTTGCTACAGGTAAAGGTAAGCCTGGTGATGGTGATACATTCAAGGCGCAACCAAAAGGTATCATTACAGCTCTTGAAGCTGAAGCGAATACGCCTAGAATCATAGAGTATGATGATGCTACTGATAAGTTAGCTTATGAGAAGATTACTAAAGCTTTAGGTTTACTACCTTCTGGCTATAAGAAAGGTGCTGCAATCTATGCTGATTCAAGCACAGTTTGGAATCGCCTTGCAAATCTTAAAGATGCTAATGAGAAACCACTATTCATTCAAGATGTAACTGCTGGTGGTGTAGGTAGAATCTTTGGTATTCCAGTTAAAGAAGATGATAGTATCGAAGCTGATGGTATCTTACTAGGTAATGTTAAAAAAGGTTATGCTGTTAATGTAAATGAGGATATGACTATCTACACTGAAGAAAAAGTAAGCTTAAGAAGAACTAATTATATGGCTTATTCTTTAGTTGATGGTATGCCAAGAACTACAAAAGCATTTGTATATATTACTCTTAAATCTGTATAGGGGGTAGTTGATGAAATTAAAAGTTATATCAAGCTTTAGAGATAAAGTGACTAGGAAGATTATTCTTCCTGGATCCACTTTTGAAACTGATGACGAAGAAAGAGTGAATAAGCTTATTGATAATAAACTTGCTGAAGAAATTGAAGAGAAAATGACTAAGGATGATATCATTGCTAAGCTTAAGGAGCTAAACATTGATCATGATCCTAAGGTTAAGAAAGATGAACTATTAGCATTGTTAGGTGATCAGTAATGCCATTACTGGATGATGTCAAACTATCCCTTAGAGAAGATGTATCAATTTTTGATGCTGAGATAACAGATCTTATCGATGCTGCTAAACTTGATCTTAAAGGTGCTGGTGTTGTTAAGATAGTTGAAGAAGATAAGCTGATTAAGAGAGCTATTATTCTATATAGTAAAGCAAATTATGGTATGTTCAATCCTCATATGGAAAAGTATCAAAAGGCTTATGAATCTCTACGAAGTCATTTATCCTTATCATCTGACTATAATAATTTATCGGAGGTTACAAATGTTTAGTGATGTCATTGAATTAATTAGTTATCCACCGATAGAGGATGATATTGGGGATAACCTTGTGGATGAACCAACTTATCGACAGGTTTATGCCATTGAAAAAGGTGTAAGACAATCAGAATTTTATCAAGCTTCAGCAGTTGGACTGAAACCTGAAATCTCATTTGAAATTAGAGCAACATCATATAAGAATGAGAAGGTATTGCGATACAAAGGTGAAGAGTTTAATATCATTAGAACTTTTAGAAAGAACAAAGAGTTTCTTGAAATCGTATGTCAGGGTGTGATTATCGATGGCTAGAATACCAAGTCCAATAAAAATAAAAAAAGATGGTGTTGAATACATCTCACGAGTGGACCGAACGAAATATCTTTTATCTGAGTTGACAAGAGCAGCTCTTAGAGATGTTGGAAAGTTTGTAAGGCGTAAACAATTAGATGCTGTTAGGAAATTAAGAGGGTTTAGACGAGGCAAAAGACCCTTGCGAGCTTTCCAATACTGGGTTAGAAAGCGTGAGCAGGATCTTGTTGTTGGAGTTAAACATAAAACTTGGTATGGAATAGATCAAGAACTTGGTACTAGGAATCAACCAAAGAAAGCTATCATCAAGAATTCTGTAATGCCTTACGTAGATGAAATCAGAAGAATAGAAGGACAATATCTTTCTGTGATAGAAGATGAAAACAAAGCAATTGGTTTAATTAGTGATGATGAATACATTTCTGAGGATGAGGAGGATTAGATGATTGTTGCATTAAGAAAGCAAATAGTAAAGTATCTTAAATCTAAGCATCCTCGAGTGTATTTTATTAATAAAGTTCCGAAGAATGCCAAGTTTCCATATTTGGTATATGATTTTCAACCGAGTTTTAGACCTGATGAAAGTTGTGAAAGATTAATGATTGAAATTGATGGTTGGGATAAGCCAAGTAGAGGTAGTTCAAAAGTACTTGAAGAATTAATGGAAACAATCAATGGAGATGGTGATCTATCCAGTCCTACTGGATTAGATAAATCAATATTAGATAATGAAGATATAATGTCTGTATTCTCAATGGAGAGCAGACATTTTTTAGATGAAAAAGGAACAGGTATACTTCGAAGGAAATATACTTATTCAGTAACTGTTTATGAAAGGAGTACAAGCTAGTGAAATATAAAAAGGAACAACTAGCCAATATCCAAGTTGATTACGGTATTGTGTATGTTGATTTTTCTGAAGAAACACAAAGACTACTTGGTCCTACTAGGGGAGGCGCAACATTTAATGCCACTCAACAGATTAGAGATTTAGAGTTTGATGGTAAGAATGGTAAGACGAAAGGTATGCAGTATGTAGATTATATTGATGCAGTCTTGAATCTTGTAACTTTGGCCATCACGGATGAGGATTTGGCAGTAGCAATGCCTTACTTAAAGAAAACAGTGGATGGTGAAAACATAACTTTTACCTGTGATTTTACAAGTTTAGGTTTGATTCCTGATACTGCATATTTTAAGAATATCACTGTATTTGGTAAATTGTCAGGTGGTGGCTTTAAGAAGATTACATTGTTTAATGCAATGAACGAAGCTCCATTTGCTTTGGCAGCAGTACCAAAAGGTGAAGGTACAGTCAACATGGAAATATACGCACATTGGGAATCCGACGATGCTCAGACAGTAGATAAGCTATTTACGATCAGTACTGTTTCTAGCATTGCATAAGGATTAAACTTAGGGACTAATTAGTCCCTTTTTTATTTGTACACAGGAGGCGCAAATGAAATTAACAGGCCGTCAGTTATTAAAGATATCAGCACTTGCTGACAAACTTGATATAAAAATTGATACAAAAGCAGATATCGAAGATTTAGGTTCTGATGTTATTTGGCAAGTAATGAGGAAAGCTCATATTGCAGAAGATGAAGTTTCAGAGGTGATAGCTGTGTTTTTAAAATGCGAACCTGAAGAAGCGTTGGATTTAGATCTGTTTTCTGAATGGGAAGAGTTTAAAAAATCCAAAAGAGGAAAACTGTTCATGGATTTTTTTCAATCTGCATTAGGATCAAAGGACCAAAGCTAAGGAAACTCTTGAATGATGCATATGGACTGCAAAATATCATTGACGAGTCAGTAACTGTAGAACTCATTGAATTTGCAATAGAGAATGAACTTGAACAGGCATCTTGGGAGCTATGGTTAACAATTTATCCTCATTTTACAAAAGAAACATTCATTCCTTTTGAAGAGTTTAAGGATGATCAGGTGAAAGCTAAGCCTAGGAAACAGATTAAAACAAATGAGGAAATTATGGAAGAACTATTGCCTTTAGTAGAAAAATTTGAAAAGAAAAATGGAGGTGAGTAGCAATGAAAATATTTGAGCTTTTTGGATCAATATTTGTTGAGTCAGATAAAGCAAATGAATCACTTGATAAAACTGATGGAAAAGCAAAGAATATTGCTGCTTCATTAGGCAAAGGCATTAAGACAGCTGCTAAATGGACTGCAGGTATAACCGTAGGTGCTGTTGCAGTTGGTGGTGCAATGCTTAAAGCTGGCGAAAAGTTTGCTGAGACTACTGATCATATTGATAAGATGAGTCAAAAATTAGGGATGACTAGAAAAGGCTTTCAAGAGTGGGATTTTATTTTATCACAAAATG